TGCATGCTGCCCCCTGCCGAAGCTCTCGTACCAACCAGGTGTACGCTGCTCAGCTCGGCGCATCTTATAAAGGTGGATCAGTTGTGGGTTCATTTCAATAGCTCCGGATTCCTCGTGGATGTTACCGATGACTTCAACTGAGCTGTCACTCAATGTCTCGCCGCTCCATGCATTCTTGAGATCGAATCGCCCGCAAGTAAACCGAACCTCACAAGGATGGATATGACCCTCCCAAGGTTTGCCGTTAAGGTAGTTGATCACCATAACAATATCACCCTCGTAGATCTCAACCTTGTTGACATCGTAGAGGCCGGTGAATTGAACCAGTGTGTCCAAATCAATAACACCCATCGCCGGTGCATTGAAAATCCCAAAATGAACCCACTCACCAACGTGTAGTCCACCGACCGCCTTCCTGACAACCGCTTTGAACTTCAGTGGCCTGCTCATGCTGTCACCTCCATTTCGATTAGTTTCAATACCTTAGTGTGACCGTAAACACCATCGTCCACCAACTCATAGACACCATTGCTGGTTGCCACGATAACCTGATCTTTGAAGTTGACTATGCCGACAACAGTGGTGCCTTCAGGAAATGTTGCGATTAGCTCAACACCGGGCCTAGATGTCATTGCTGCTGAATCTGTGCTCATGCTGTCACCTTCAGTCGTGCGATCGACTCGTTAACTATCAGATGTCCCTTCTCGATGCAGCGCAGTATCTCAGCGTCGAGCTGCTCGGCTGTCAGGATCTTGGTGATCGCTGTGCCCGGATAGTGACCACCGAACATGTTCGGCTCACCGTCCCAGTAGTATCGCACCTTGAACTTGCGATCCCTTCTTAGGTTTACGACTGTTAGTCTCATGCTTCTATTACTCCCTGTTCGATTAGTTGTTGAGCTGTGCTCATGCTGTCACCTCTCCCGCTACGCGATGCTCTCTCCTGGCACTTTCACCGCGTTCACTAACCGCGTAGTCGTTTAGCTCTCGCCAGAAAACAAGCCTTTGGTCTTCCCTTTCTGGGGGCACGTTATATTCCAACACCACCCATGGTGTCCACACAAGTTCACTACTGTAGTGACACCCGTTGTAGCACCTACGTTGTGGGTCGGTGTTAATTAAACTTCTTTGCCGAGTTTCTATATTCATGCCTCTATTACTCCCTGTTCGATTAGTTGTTGAGCTGTGCGTCCAAAGAAGCCCTGCAGCTGGTACGCAAGCCCGGTAGTGTGCAGGTGCTGCCATGCTTCAATGACCTGCTCTTCGCTGTCAGCTTCGATGAAGCCCTCTGCCAAACCTGTTGCTGTGAAATTGTCCATGACCGTGCTCTCCTAAATGACTAGTAGTAGTAGGATCAACGAAATGCTGATCAAGTGATTCTTAGTGTGAGTGCTCATGACTGCTTCCTTATAGCTGCTACCACTTCAGCACCGGTTGCTGTCCCATAGTCCAGGCCCAGTGCCTCGACTGATTGCTGCAGTGCTGCTTCGCAGACACTCTCTATTGGCTCCCCAACGTGGGCAGGTGCACCGCGCCCACGAGTAGAGTAGTGAGCCTGCAGTACGTCATACGCTTCCTGCCGCGATACATCGGCAATCCGTGCCAAGTCGTCCAAGCTCAGATCGCTGTTGTTCTGGTGGATCTCCACCAAGTTCTCAAGATGTTGGTTGCTCATAATCGTGCTCCTGGTTGCTGTGTTTTAAGTGAATAACTGAATGATACGGGACATGGTCTGTGATTGTCAACCCCTGTGCGACAATGAATAACAACATTCTCTGTGGCGTGTTCTGGTGTTGTTGTGATTTGGGGTACTGTGGGGCGCAAGGGATATGACGGGTTTAACACGGATAATGGTTACTATTGGGAACCACGAAGTTTGGGGTGAACAGCAGGAGCACAGCAGGAGCACAGCAACTTATGCTATGTGTGCTCCTCGGAATGTATTGATATGAGCGGTTATAGAGCAAAAAGTGAACAGGAGCACAGTTAATTCTCATATATTGATGGCAGAGAGATTGAATATAGTTAAAATTCGTAATTTGAGGGGCGAGGTCGGTAATTTGCTGTGCTCCTGTGCTCCACGAACTTGACGGGTGCTTAACACGGGACATGGTTCAACAGAGTTCCAGCGCCACAGATTGCCTGTGTTGTTCACGGTAGAACACAGTGGTAGAATAGCGTTTTCGGAAGTGTCAAGTGGTAACGAGAACATGAAGAACAACAAGCTCACAATGGAAGACCTCACCGGGTGCAGTGATACCCAGGCATTCTTCATCATTGAATACGTGAAGGATCGCAACGCTCAACGAGCAGCTGCCGCGGTGAACATCTCAGCGCAGACTGCGTATGATTATCTGAAGGATGAGGTGGTGGTGAACGCTCTGGCTCGCATTAAGATATTCCAGCTGAAGAACTCAGTGATCGATGCAGAGTGGCTCAAACTTGAACTGGTGGACAATCACATGATAGCTAAGCAGCAGGGCAAGATCTCAGCATCCAACCAGTCACTGAACCTGATCGGCAAACATGCAGCAGTTGATGCGTTCGCCGCGGAGAAGGTTGAGATCCAAGGAGCTGAGGCAGTCATTGAACGGCTGAGCAGATCCAGAACCAGGTTAGCTGCCCGCGGCGGTGAACCTGAGAAGACTGAGGTGTCATTCCTATGAGCACAATCATTAAAGAACTGAAGAACTCCCCCGTTGTCGCTGCACTGTTCAGTGTTGTGTTCGCCGCGGGTGGAATCAATGCGTACTCCGAGACCACTGAGGCTGATGACAGCGATGCGTTCAGAGCTGCTGATGAGCGCCAAGACGCGAGACACGATGAGCTGCTGCAGATGTACAATGATCTGAAGTTAGAAGTTGCACTGCTTGAGATCACGGTGACTGAGCGGTGAGTCCTCCATTCGATCAGAACTCTCTATCCCTCGCCATACAATCACCGGACTACAGCCCGGACCAAGTTGATATCCACATTGCAGAAGAGTGCGCCCAGTTTAGGAATGATCCGCTGGGTTTCGTGCTGTGGGCATTCGACTGGGACTATGACGAACTCGAAGGGTTCGTGGGTGCAGACACTTGGCAGATTGATCTGCTTGAGGATGTGGGCGAGAAGTGCATCGAGAATGCTTTCAACGGTGTCACACCGGTTGATGCTATTCGTGAAGCCATTGCATCAGGTCACGGCATAGGAAAGTCAGCCCTGGTTGCATGGTTGATACTGTGGATCATGAGCACCAGGCCAAGAGCAAAAGGTATTGTCACAGCTAACACCGGTGAGCAGTTGAAGACCAAGACATGGGGTGAGCTGGCTAAGTGGAAGGAGAGATGCATCACCGGTCACTGGTTCGAGTTGAACAGTGGTAAGGGATCTCTCTCGATGTATCACAAGGCATATCCAGAGTCATGGCGTGTTGATGCTCAGACCTGTCGCGAGGAGAACTCAGAAGCATTCGCTGGTCTGCATTGTGCGAACTCAACACCGTTCTACATATTCGATGAAGCGTCAGCTGTCCCAGATAAGATATGGGAAGTGGCTGAGGGTGGACTGACAGATGGTGAGCCGATGATCTTTGCATTCGGCAACCCAACCAGGAACACAGGAGCATTCAAGAAGTGTTTCGCTGCGTCATCACGATGGACAACATCACAGGTTGATTCACGCACCGCGAAGATGACGAACAAGAAGCTGATCGATGAGTGGATCAATGACTGGGGTGAGGACTCTGACTTTGTCAGGGTTCGTGTACTTGGTCGATTCCCTCGCGCAGGTGATATGCAGTTCATCCCAGGTGACATTGTGTTTGATGCAATGAAGCGTGATGTTGGTCGTTATCTACCAGATGATCCATTGATCTGCTCTGTCGATGTTGCGCGTGGTGGTGAAGACAATTGCATGATCGGATTCAGACGCGGGAAGGATGCGAAGTCTGAGGGCACATATCGAATCCCAGGTGATAAGTCTCGTGACTCAATGGTTGTTGTGGCTAAGCTGGTTGAGGTATTCAATCGACACAAGCCTGATGTCATCTTCGTGGATGAAACTGGAATAGGTGGTCCAATAGTAGATCGCATCCGTCAGCTGGGCTACAACGTGTTCGGTGTTAACTTTGGTGGCAAAGCAGATGATGAGAAGCATTACGTCAACAAGACAGCTGAGATGGCATTCAGGTGTCGTGAGTGGTTGATGGCCGGTGGTGCCATACCTGATGATCCACAGCTGGAAGAAGAGCTGACGATTAGGGAGTTCTGGCACAACGACAAGGATCAGTTGGTGCTTGAACGAAAGCCAGATCTGAAGAAGAGATTGGGTGTATCACCTGACTGGGCTGACCAGTTCTATCTGTTGTTCGCTCATGAGGTTGCACCGCTTGAGGTTGACCGCGGGAGCGATGACGTGGCTCCACACGCTAGGGAGTACGCCAACAGGCAGATAAATGACTATGATCCTATGGACGCGATGTAGTACAATGCCGAATATGTACACCCAATTGAGGGCTTTTTAGCATGCCACAAGTATTCACCGGTGAAGAAGCAGCAAAGATCTTCATGAACACGATATCCCCTCGTGCGCCTGCTACAGGACCACAACAGACACAACCAACAGTGGGGCCACAACCAACACCTACGGGCATCACACCCCCAGTCACCGCGACCGGGAAAGATGCGACTGAGACCACTCGTGATACAGCAGCTGCAGGTCAGCCCACTTACGAGACTGGGGTCAGAGCGCAGAATGCAGCACCTGACTCAGCGTACAAAGACAACTACAACCCTTACCGATCGACCAATGGATCAGGCGTAACTGCGTCAGGTGTGAGCTATGACATCCCAGCTGGTTACGATTGGGGATCGTTCATCGCTGACAACCCAGATATCGATAGGGCATTCGCTGCTCAGGGTTGGACTGCAGATCCGAATGAGTATGCTCAGTGGTGGTCAGGTGCAGGTGCAGCCAACAATGAGCAGCGATTCATTGATGAGTTCGGTGTGCAGAATCCTATCAACACAGATGACCCCAATGACAATGGCATCTTAGATCCGGGTGAGGACAACCGCACCGGTGACGAGAAGATTGTTGATGATGTGATTGGTGGTGACCTCACTGATGATGGTGGTGGGCCTGGGTCTAAACTACCCGACGATGATCCTGGGAACTTAGGCAATCCAGGAGAACCTGGCCCCGGTGGGATCTATGGGCCCACTTCTGCAGCAGAGACACCTCGCAATGTTGCCGGTGAAGTGCCTCGGTCACCCTCATTGAGAAGTGTTCGACGCGCAACACGTAAACGTACCGGAGCAAAAGGTCAAACTGATGTTATTAAAACAAGCGGTCAAGGTCTCACTGCTGAGGCCAACACTCTTGTGAAGACTTTGTTGGGATCATAGATGAGCACAGTTAAAGCAAGTCTATAACGATTGCTGGGTCAAGCGATAACTCTGCGACTATCAACGCATCTATACTTTGGAAAGAACTATTTTGAGACATGGGACAACAACATGAGTAATGACACAAAAGTGGCGAAGTTCAATAAGCGACTTGAGAATCTCAGGTCAGCTCGCTCTGACTTCATGCCGTGGTGGGGGGAGTTGTCCGACTATCACTTGGCTCACCGCGGCAAGTTCCTCATGGGTGACAGCGACAAGGCACTGAGGCGCAACACCAAGCAGATCAACAACACAAGCAGACTCGCGTCGAGAACACTTGCTTCAGGAATGATGGCGGGCATCACATCACCTGCTCGTCCCTGGTTCAAGCTGGCAACAGCAGATCCTAAGCTGAAAGAGCATGCAGCGGTGAAGCGGTGGTTGCATGCGGTTGAAGTAATCATGTACCGGGTCTACTCGCAGTCGAACACCTACAACTCATTGCACTCGTTATATGCTGAGATTGGAGTGTTCGGCACTGGTGCGATGGGAGTCTATCAAGACTTCGAGAATGTGATCCGATGCAAGCAGTACACTGTCGGCAGTTACATGTTGGGGGTCAACGGCATCGATAGGGTTGACACTATGTACCGTGAGTACCAGCAGACTGTTGGTCAGCTCGTGAAGAAGTTCGGCATTGATAAAGTATCTGATTCTGTGAAGCAGCAGTGGGAGAACGGCAACACAGAATCGTGGATAGATTGTGTTCACGCAGTTGAGCCTAACGATGACCGCGATCACATGAGTCCGTTTGCTGGAGACATGCCATTCAGATCTGTCTATTACGAGAAGTCGAAGGGCAACACTGAAGATGGGTTCCTCAAGGAATCGGGGTTCGAAGATTTCCCCATCATGGCACCTCGCTGGGATGTGGTCGGTGAGGGTGTCTATTCAAGCGATTGTCCAGGTATGGTTGTGTTGGGTGATACGAAAGCTCTGCAGCTCGGTGAGAAGCGAAAGTATCAAGCAGTGGACAAGGTGTCGAACCCTCCTCTGCTTACCAGTGCAGGGCTGAAGAACAAGACGAAAGGTCAGACTCCCCAACCCGGTGAGATGATCTACGGTGGATCTGCTGGATCTGATGACACGATCTCATCCATCTACGGGAACTATCGACCAGACATCAATGCGATCAGGGATGTGAACTTTGAAGCTGAGGGTCGAATCAAGCGTGGATTCTATGAAGATCTATTCTTGATGATGATCAACAACAACAAGCGCCAACCCATCACTGCGACTGAAGTGGCTGAGAAGCAGGAAGAGAAGTTGTTGATGCTTGGACCTGTTCTGGAACGCTTGCATGATGAGCTGCTTGATCCATTAGTTGATCGAACATTTAACATTCTACAGCGAGCGGGCATCTTACCTCCCCCCCCACAAGAGCTGCAGGACAGCAAGTTGGCGATAGAGTATGTGTCAGTATTGGCCCAGGCTCAGCGCATGGTGGCTGTAAGTGGACTCAGACAGACTGTCTCATTCGCTGCAGAGGTTGCTCAGGTTTGGCCTGAAGCACGTCACAAGATCAACGCCACAGAGACTGTCGATGCGTTCTCAGAGGCGATGGGTACTGATCCGAACATCATCAGATCTGACGATGAGGTTGGTGAGATCATGGCCGGTGAAGCCCAGGCCAAGCAGGCTGCACAAGAGTCAGCTCAGGCTGTTCAGCAGATTGAGACCACCAAGACTGCATCCGAAATAGACACCGGTGGCGAGAACGCGGTGACTGAAGTGATGCGTCAGGCTGGGTTGAAGTGAGCGGTGAGGAGGATACCAATCATGAGATTGCGGTTGAAGTCAGTGATTTACATGATATAATTCGAACACCTGGAGGTAGAAGGTTTATCAGCTCATTGCTCATCGAAGCAGGGTATTTCAACGACACATACAGCAGTGACGTTGAGAAGATGAAGCACAACACGTCGAAACGATCAGTTGGTGTGTGGTTGGTTGAGCAAGCAAAGCAGGCTGATGAGGATCATTTTCTACAACTACTAAAGGAAAACTTTACAGATGACAACTGATACAGAACAAGCAGCAGCAGCACCTGACGCAGCAGCACCTGACGCAGCAGCACCTGACGCAGCAGCACCTGATAGCATTATTGAAAAGCCTGTTGCAGCTGCAGATGAAGCAGCAGCAGCAACCAAGACAGCTGCAGATGAAGCAGCAGCAACCAAGACAGCTGCAGATGAAGCTGCAGCTGCACCAAAGGATACTAAAGAATCTGGGAAACCAGAGGGCGAAGTTAGTGATGACGAGTCAGTCATTGCGGATGCCAGCGATGCTGGTAAGCAAGAAGCTACCTCCTACGAGTCGATCAAGACCGCGCAGGGAGTAGAGATGGACTCGCAGTATATCGAGAACATGACACCGTTCTTTCAGGACATGGGATTCGATGTAGAGGCAGCACAGAAGTATGTTGATTATCACGGTGAGCTTGAAACTCAAGGTGTCACTGATCAACAGGAACGGTTTACTAAGCTCAAATCTGAGTGGGTGACAGCTGCTGAAGCTGACACCGAGATAGGTGGTGATCATTTCACTGAGTCTGTGCAGGCTGCAGATGCCGCAGTGAATAAGTTTGGAACACCAGAGCTTAAGAACGTGCTTAAACAATTTGGGTTGGGAAACCATCCTGAGTTCATCCGTGCATTCGCCCGTGTCGGTAAACTTATGAAAGAAGACAGTCCAGGTTCATTGGGGAACGATCCAGTGCCAGAAAGTATTCTGGATACCGCTGATCTATTGTACCCGAATGAGAAACAAACAATTAATTAGGAGTATGAAAAGTGGCTACTATTGGAAACACTTTTTTTGGCTTGACAGAGCTGTACAAACTTCAAGATCCCAAGGGTCAGATCGCACCAGTTATCGATATGCTGAGCGAGATGCAACCCATTCTTGATGATGCCATCGCTGTCGAGTGTAACAAAGGGACCGAACACCTGCACACCGTGCAATCCGGTCTACCGTCTGTTGCTTGGGGTAAGCTGTATCAAGGCATCCCTCAGAGCAAATCAGGCCGAACTCAGGTGACTGACACAACTGGTTTTGTGGAAGGTTTGAGCACGATTGATAATCGTATTCTGGCCCTCTCTGCTAACCCCGGTGCTGTTCGGTTGGCTGAGGCTAAATCATTCCTTGAGGCGATGTCTCAGGAAGTAGGCAGTAAAATGTTCTACGGCAACACCGCGACAGATCCTGAAGAGTTCATGGGTCTTGCTCCACGTTTTAATGACTTGAGTGCGCCTAACGGCAATCAGATCATTGATGCTGGTGGTACTGGTTCGGACAACACGTCGATCTGGTTCGTGACTTGGGGTGAGAATCAGACGCAAGTCTTGTACCCTAAAGGTACTCAGGCTGGTGTTACTCGCGAAGATAAAGGCGAGCAGCGTCTTACTGATGGTGCCGGTAATGCTTACTTCGGTAAGGAAGAGCTGTTCACTTGGAATGTCGGTCTTGCAGTTAAAGACTGGAGATACGTTTCTCGTGTCGCTAACGTCGATGCTTCAGATATGCAAGGTGGTTCAGTTGCTCTTTATGACTTCCTTCGTAAAGCGTACTACCAGCTGCAGAACCGCAGAGTTGCCGGTGGTAAGATCGCGATCTACTGCAACAAGGATGTCATGGAGTCTCTTGACGCTCTGGCAACTAACGCAGGTGCATCTGATGCGTTCATTCGTCTGAAGCCTGGAACGGACATTCAAGGTAAGGAAATTCTAACTTACCGTGGCATTCCGATCCGTGAGACAGATGCCCTATTAAACACTGAAGCGAGGGTCGTGTAACATGATACTTTCAACACAGGAAATTTTCTCCGACGATCAGGCAGTGACAGCCACCGCGATCAGCACTAACGTGATTGATCAAGGTGTAGCTGGCACTCCTTACGATGCTCAGGCTCCATTGAATCGTGACTTGGGAAAAGGTACGCCTATTCCAATTCTTATTCAGGTGACTGAAGACTTCGCCACGTTGACCTCTCTCACTATCACTCTTGAGTGCAGTGCAGCAGCAGGGTTGACATCACCAGTTGTACTCAACACTCAAACTATTGCGGTGGCTGATTTGGTGGCGGGCAAGCAGACATTCATGCAGTGTGTCCCTAACGGTGACACGCTGCGGTATTTGGGTGTTCGCTACACGGTGACTGGTTCCAATGCTACAGCGGGTAAGATTACTGCTGGCATTAGCATGGGCAATCAAACCAACGTAACCGGGGCTTAACAGCTTCTAATCGTTAAACTCAGGGGCAGCGATGCCCCTTTGTTTTAACTGGAGAAAAGTATGCCACGTTATCAAGTTAATTCACCAGGGACACACGACGGTGTCTTGTACGGTCCTGATGGGAAGCGTCCCGTTCTTGTTACCGACAAGCCACTCGACCCTGTCCCATCATGGGTGACAAGGATTAAGGATCTGTCTGCAGCACAAACTGCAGCGCAGAGGAAGAAGTCTGCAGCCGCAACTAAGGCAGCTAAGAAGAAGATTGAAGCAGACAAGAACGACCAGGGTGCTGCGGCGATTGAGAGTGACAACCCCCAGAACGCACTCGCTCCCCAAATCACTAAATCTGGGTCGAAGGTCAAAACCCTATGAAAACTGTAAAGATCGAGAAGGAAAAGTCAGAAGAGAGCATGGTCTCGTATGATGATGACACCCCTCGCTATCCTTACGGGACCACGTTGCGATTTGATGAAGACCTCATCAAAGAGTTAGACATCAGCGAGCTGACGGTCGGTGACGAGGTTGTGGTGTACGGTGTTGCTAAGGTGACATCCAAGTCTGAGCACTCAAGCCAGTCTGAGGGCAGCGACTACAACAGTTCTGAGATCGAGATCCAAATGACAGAAGTGGGGATCGGTGACTCAGAAGCGTCAGATGCAACTTCTATTCTTTACAAGGACGATTAGAAATGACAAGCAAGGTTGAGATCTGCAATATGGCGTTGGCTCACATTCGTGCGGGGAGCATCAACTCTCTCACCGAGCCTAGTATTCAAGCTCAACAGTGTGTCTTGTTCTACCCACAAGCTCTGGGTGAAGTGCTTGAAAGCATTCGATGGGGGTTCGCCCACAAGACAGCAGCATTAGGTGTGTTGACAACAGACCTGTTCTCTTGGGCCTACTCCTATCAGTACCCCTCAGATTGTATCCGCATTAATTATCTTCTTAGGGAAGAGGATGAGGTCAGCACAACCACAGGCAGCTCTCAAACTGCGCGTAGGAACACAGACCCCAATGCTCCTCGACCGGGAGACTTCCCTCCTCCAGAATACGAAATTCAAAATGTTGATGGCAACAGAGTTATTGGTGCCAACGAAACCTTGCTCAGAATTGATTACAATATTTACATCGAGAACGCTAACCTGTTTCCTAAGAAGATGGTGTCTGCTCTCGCGTATCTTCTTGCGAGCTACATCGCCGTACCCATAGCCGGTGCGAAAGAGGGTAGGGCTTTGAGTGAAACTAACTTAGGTCGCTACGCTGTGTTCATCGAACAGGCAGAAGACAGCGACAATAACCAGCGACAGTATGACCAAACCGAAAGTGACTTTGTTACAGTTAGGAATTAAACAGTGGCTGATTCAATTATCCAACGATCTTTCACCGGTGGAGAACTCGCCCCCAGTTTAAGAGCACGAGCGTCCCTGGAGAAATACCAGAGCGGATTGACACTGTGCGAGAACAACATAATTCGCCCTCAAGGTGGGGTTTACTCTCGACCAGGCACCAAGTACATCGGCAATCTTCCCAGTGATATGGCAGCAAAGGGTCGATTGATTCCTTTCAGTTTTAACACTGAACAAACCTATGTGTTGGTCTTCGAAGATTTGGTCATGCATGTGATCAAAAATGGGGGCTTTGTCCTCGACGGGGCGGGGCCAGCTTTGTACAGCATAGTCACCCCCTACACAACGGCGCAATTATCTCGTTTGAATTTCACTCAAGATGCTGACGTGATGACTATCGTACACCCCAGTCACGATCCTAAAGCTCTCACGCGAACGGATCACGATGCGTGGACACTGAACACCATCAGCTATGCATCATCTGTCCCTGCTCCAGCTCCAGCTCCTACGTTAGCAACTGTCGGTGCAGGTGCTGGGTCCAACAACAAGCGATACACCTACGTGGTCACCGCTGTCGATGCTAATGGTGTTGAATCCGTGGCATCAGATCCGGTTTCATTGAACACAAATTCGTTAAGCGTCACCGGTGGTATTCGGGTGACGTGGACCATAGTCGCGGGCGCGGTGTATTACCGAGTTTATAAAGACCCTTCAGACTCAACAGGAATATTCGGATGGATTGGGGATTCATTAAACCTCACCTTCGATGACTTTAATATTGCACCTGTCACCTCTGACTCACCTCCGATAGACAACCTTCCTTTTGCTGGGGCCAACAATAAGCCCTCAACAGTGGGGTACTATCAGCAGCGTCAGATTTACGCGAACACCACTACTCTCCCTCAGACTGTTTACGCGAGCCAATCTGCTATCTATGATTCGTTGCGCTCTTCTAGTCCTGCTCGCGATGATGACGCGATCGAGTTCACAATCAAGGGCAAAGAAGTTAACGCGATTAGGCACATCGTTGATATTGACGCACTGGTTCTCTTGACCTCTGGCGCAGAGTGGAAGGTCAGTGAAGGGCAAGATTTAGTTCTGACTCCGTACACTATCAGTGCGAGGATTCAATCCTACTATGGATGTTCTTATGTGACCCCTGCAGTTGTCGGTGACTCTGTGGTGTTCATTCAGGATCAGGGCAACCGAGTTAGGAGTCTCAAGTACTCGTTCAACACTGACACGTCTAAGGGTCAGGATTTGTCGATCATGGCTGAGCACCTTTTCAAGGGCTACGAGATCATAGAGATGAGCTACGAGAAGGAGCCATACGGCATTCTTTGGCTCATCAGATCTGACGGTGAGCTTCTTGGGTTGACGTATCAGGAGCAACATCAGATTTGGGCATGGCATCACCATAACACTGGCGCGTCCGGTGAGTTCGAATCAGTAACCACGATCAAAGAAGGTGATCGTGATGCAACTTATTTCATAGTGAAGCGCACAATCGACGGTGCCACAGTCAGGTACGTTGAGCGCATGGAGCCAAGACATGACGATTCGGCAGAAAATGCTTATTGTGTTGATAGTGGTCTTAGCTATAACTCTACACCTGCGACGGTGTTTAGTGGGCTGGGTCACCTTGAAGGCGAGGCCATTACTGTTAACGCTGACGGGAATGAAGTTGCGGGTCTTACAGTGGTATCGGGCGAAGTAACTCTGCCGATCGCTGCCAGTGTGGTTCATATAGGACTAGCGTATATTCCTGCATTCGAAACTCTCGACATCGACAGCGGCCAAGTGCAGACCTACGGTAAGGATCTTTCCATATCGAAGGTGTCATTCAATGTGGAGAAGTCCCGCGGTGGCTGGGTTGGTCCTGTGAGTGATTCAGGAGTGACAGGTGTGATGACCGAGATCAAGCCTCGACTTGACTCAGATGGATATGACGAGATCGTATTGAGAACCACTAAGGATATCGAGGTGGTGATTGACCCCCAGTGGAGCAAGGGTGGTTCGATTCGTGTTGAGCAACGTGCTCCGTTCCCCCTGTCTGTACTGTCGATCACCCCTGATTTGGATGTGAGCTGATGAGCCAGTTGGTCAACAGTGAACATAGAGAGCGCATGGAGCGCCTTGAAAGTGCTATAATCAATTCTACTGAGACTCTCACTGAGGACGATTTCGAATACCATCACCATTTTGCTCACGGCGTTTATGTGAGAGAATTGTACGCACCCGCTGGTGTTGTTCTATCTGGTGCTGTTCACAAGAACTCATCGGTGAACATGCTGACCAAAGGATCTGTGAAAGTGATTACCGATACGGGCACTTACACCATGCATTCTCCAGCGACATTTGTTACCGACCCCGGAGTGAAGAAGGGGTTTTTAGTGTTGGAAGACTGTGTCCTGGTTAACGCATTCCCTTGGGATGGCGTGATGACCATAGACGAAATAATAGCCGATCTGTCTTATCCAAGTTACAAGGAAATGGAGCTCGCGTTGGGAGTAGACTCATGACATTAGTATACGTAGCAGGTGCCGTGGCCGGTATAGTCGGCACCGGTCTCAATGTCTATGGTGCGAAGAAAGCCGGTGACGAATCTGAAGAAGCCTTTAGAGTCCGGTCAGCTGCTGCTAGGAAGCAGGCTGAGAGCATCAAAGCCATCAGCCTGTACAATGCTCGCAGACTTGAGGTTCAAGCCTCACAGACACGCAGAGCAGGTGTGGAGGCTGAGAACAAGGTTCGTCGCGGCACGGCTGAGTTGATCTCTTCACAACGTGCGTCGTACAGCGCCGGTGGTGTGATCGCTGACACAGGTACTGCAGCGAGTGTTCAGATTGATAGTGCTCGCCTTGGTGAGGTGGATGCACTTACGACTCGTCGCAATTATCAAGACCAAGCATCAACCCTCGTTCACTCGTCAATAGCCACCAGGATGCAGGGCGATGCCGATTCTCAGGCTGCTCTGAATGAGGCCGGTGCGTTCGGTGATGCAGCCAGTTCTGCAGGAAGAGCTGGCACTTTCAATGCGATTGCTGCAGGGTTCAATGGGTTTGACTCAAGCTGGTTTAATAGTGACTCATCTGCAGGCAGTCCGACTCCCGATGCCAGCTCTCAGATCGCCAACCAGAATTACTAGGAAACAACAATGCCAACAGTGACACCATACGGTGCATCAAAAGTAGGTAGCACAGTAGCGTCGGCAGCTCGGAGAAGCAATGTCTCTCAGGGTACGTTCGGTGTGGCTACCCCTAACGCGGGTGTTGAAGGACAAGCCATCAGCAATGTGGGTGGTGGCATTAAGAATTTCTCTGATGAGATTGCTCGGTTCGCAGAGCGTGTAGACCTCAACACTGCTGAAGATTCAATCGTAGGGTTCGAGCGAGAGAAGAACGCATTCCTAACTAACTATTCTACAACTCGCGGCAAAGATGCATTTGAGTCAGCTGATAACAGCAAAGAAGAGTTAGAGAAACTGCGCCGAAAGTATTCAGATGACATAAGCTCAACTCGTGCTCGCAGTCTTTTCAACAAGAACACCGATGCACAGATGACTCGTGCAATTGGGAGTATTGATCAACACGCTGTCTCCCAGTTCGATGAGCATGAAAGAACCACCCTCGGTGCTCAAATTGAGAACACCATTGAGGCTGCATCTCTGTACTGGGATGATCCGGCAGTGGCTGATGTTCAGCGAGGGCTGGGCATCGAGCACATTAAAAATTTGGGTGGGATGAACGGTGACTCACCAGAGACAATCGCAGAGTCTGTCGAGACTTACGACTCACAGTTCTCAATCGCTGTTGTTGAGTCTGCATTGTCGGTTAGTGCGATCGCCGGTGAGTCTGCGCTCAACGAGTTCTCAGAATCGATAGAAGGGCCATCGCGGGTTAACTTGCAGATCAGTATTGAGAGAGCCAGGAAGACTGAGCGAACTCAACAGGCTGCTGAAGGCGCGGTGATATCGTCCACTGACTTAGTTAATCGTTTGGGTGATCTGCCTAACGCTAAAACACTGGGCACAGCAGAAATCAATGAGAAGTACAGTGACCCGGTTGAAAGGTCTGCAGCTCATCGTGAGTTCGCTTACCAGCTGAACCAGAAGCAAATAGCCGACTCACAGTTCGCAGCTGCCACTTACGACGATGGGTTGAAATTCTTGACTGACCCTGAAGGTGGATCAATTGATCAGTTTATATCTGCTAACCCAGAAGGCTGGGATGCGATGAGCGCCGCCCAACAATCTACACTGAAGGCTGGCACATCACCAGTCACTGACTTTGCTCAGTTGTCTGATATTCTGTTGCTTCCGCAGGGCAAGTTGGCAAAAGTCACCCCTTCAGATTATGTCGGTGTATTCGCTAACGCTGATATTAGCAAGCTAACCACCGCGGTGAAGTCTGCGCGAAGTGGTTCCGACTCTCAATTAGGCAGAAGCGAAACTGCTCAGGTTACTGCTGCGATCAACAGCACCTTCGGATTTGGTAAGTCAACACCGAAAGATTACAGCAATAGACAGAGAGAACAAGTCAATGCGTACTACGCTCTAATCACCGCCGAACAAGTTAAGTGGAAAGAGGATAACGATGGGCGTGATATGACCAGTGCAGAGATGGACAATATGCTCGGTCAGCTGGCGATCACTAAGACATTCGAAGATGCGTTTTTTTACTACGATGCTGAATACGGACTGAAAGACATTGAAGGTCAATACTACGATGACATCGCAGGTGCTCTGGAAGGAATAGACAACACACCAGTCACTGGTGAAACTATGGGGTTCTTCAAGCCGATTATTGATAGGCTTGTTGACGATGGCATACCAGTGACTTCAGAGAACCTCATTGAAGCGTATAGACAAGGGAAACAATAATAAAATGACTGATACAACTTTTGGTCTTGAGTTCGACATTGACAAAGTAGATTTCAAAACTATCGGTGATGGTAAGAAACCTGTTGACGGTGGGATCGTTGCGCCGAATGATCGAAGAGCACAGCAAGTAAGATCCACAATGACTCAGGCTGTTAAAGCAAACCCTGATCAAGTATCCGAAAACACCCGACTATCTGAAGCATCGGGAATTCCTGAGTGGGCTATAAAAAGCAACCCTGAGCAAGTCCAACAGTTCGTTGACTCTCAGAAAACCGACTACGACCAGCTGTCGCAGAACAGTCCCAACACTGCTAAGTTCTTCAGCGACTATGAGAACGCATCTGTGGCTCATGATGATGTGCCTGTGCTTGAGAAACTTGAAAGCGTATTCAATGTAGTAAGAGGGTTGGCCTCTGGTCCATTCCAAGCAATCGGGATGGGAGTTGAAGGTCTCGGTGAGACTGCTCTGTCAATAGATAGAGTGGCTGCTGGGAATAAAGAATTCGAAGATAGAAGTTACGGTGACAATGTAAGGTTAATCGCCGGTGCTCTGCTGAATTACACAGGTCAGAAGATAAGAGACACAGCAGAAGACATTGCCCCTGATCCTGAAGACCAGAACTTTGTCACCGATGTTGCGGCAGGTGTTGGTCAAATGGGTGGTCAGGTGGTCATGCATCTGGTGGCTCCGTTTGTGACATTGCCAATGTTGTTTGGTACGGGTGTGTCTCTGCAGGCAGACCGACAAGAAGAGACTGGAACGAAAGGTCAAGATCTCTTAGCTGAAGCTGCCCTGTTGGGTGGTGGCATAGCAACCGGCGCGTCAGAACGCATGGGCTTGGATCTGATCCTCAACCGTATACCGCCAGCAATCAAGAACAAAGTAGCTCGTGCTGTCATTGATGTTGTTCTTGCTGGTGGTATAGAGGCTGTTCAGGAAGTGGTTGAGAACATTTCTCAGAGTTTCATTGAGCAACAAACTACCAACCCAGATGCACCTTTGCTTGAGGGAATAGGGAACGAAGCAGCAGTAGCAGGATCTGTCGGTGCAATTGTGAGAGGTATTATCCTCACTGCTATACCCGGTAAGGGTGGGGGCGTTCCTCAACGATTGTCTAGCGATGCTGAGATTGCTCAGTCGCAAGTTGAAGTTGAACAGAATCAGATCGATGAGATCAATCGCTTAGCAACTGACTCCAAACTCAAGCAGAGAAATCCCAGCAAGTTCTACCAGTTCGTGCAGCAGAATGACGGTGACAGTAACACTCAGGTCTACCTGAACGCTGACAAGGTTGCTGAGTACCTGGTTGATCAGGAGATATCCAGCGATGGTGCTCTGATCCTGCTGAAGGAATCGCTCGACCAAACAATAGCCGGTGAAGATGTTGCAGTCCCGGTTGCTGCATTCGCTACTGTGATCGCGGGCACCACCCACTTTGAAGCTCTGCGTGGATCGATGACGCTGAGTGAAGGGTCGTTATCTCCAGAATCTCAGGAGCAGGCGCGAGTCACAGCTCAAGAACATATCGAGCAGCTAGTGACTGAGGCTCAGGAGAACGTGAGCGAGTACGTGCAGGCTCAGGAGATCTATGAGGAGGTTCGTACTCAGCTGGTAGACAGCGGTCAGGTTCAGCCACAGAACGCTGCAGCGATGGCTCAGCTCGTCCCTGCGTGGGCTACTGTCTTCGCCAAAGAGAACGGTGTCACTATTCAGGAAGCCTACGAGCAGTCCGGTCTCACCATTGTCGGACCACAGACCGGTGTGAAGGAAGATCTGGATCAGCAGAAGTCATTGCTGCAGAAAACGAAAGAGTTCTTCACTGACTTCAACGAGCCTACTGAGAACATGATTCCTTTGGATTTGACTCGATCGTTGTCAGAGCAGGAAGTTCCAGAAGCTACGATCAAGAAAATAGAGAAACAATTTAGTGAAGATGATTTGCAACTTTTGTCAGATGAAGCAAACGCAGATATAAGAGATTTGACAGGCAGCGAGCTTCAACAATTCTTCTCAACGGTTCTGTCTGAAGGGTCGTTGTCCGTGCAGAAAGAAACAACCGGTGACCCGAAAGAAGATGCCATCAGAGCCATGCGAAAGCTGGGTGTGTTCATTCCAATTGATGATGCATTTTTTCAATCAGCAGTACCCACTGCAACTGTTAGGGATCTGGCTGCGAAGTTCGATCAGGAAGTTCTCGACAAGCACGGCAAGCGACTTGATGCGAAGACTCCAGAGAACAAGGAGATCATCTCAGATCAGTTGGTTGAAGAGACCATCGCTGCTGTAGGTGAAGGTTCGAATGCTGCTCAGTGGTACAAGCAATCGATTGCCTCTGCAATGGAGTTCGCTGCACAGATGCATCCTGAACTAGCGACAGATGCTAATGCCATGACTGTTTTCAAAGTGATCATGGCAATAACTTCCAACGGTGCTTCAGTTCAGGAGAACTCACGCAACGCAGAGTTCACGTACAACAAGTACAAAGAGACCGGTCGAATTCCAGAAGAAGGTTTCGGCAAAGAAGCCGGTGCAATGGTTAAAGGTTTCAAACGGTTCAATGAGCTGGTTGAGATGATGGGTCTGGAGAATGTTCAAGAATTCCTGAACACACCCAGAACCGTCAAAGAACTTGCAGAAATGGGATTCAACCTCAACGGTGAGAATGTCGATCAGACTGTACCTACCTCTGCTGTGTTCGGACCCAAAGTTGGGATCTTCTTCCAGAACCTGGTCGGTAACTTCAACCACGTAACAATGGACCGATGGTTCATGAGAACGTGGGGTCGTATGACTGGAACACAAGTTCCTGTCTTTGAGAAGGCGTTCCCAGAACGAGCAGCTAAACTGAGAGAGACCATCAAGGGTCTACCGGTGAAGGGGCTGTTCGGATTCAAACGACCTCAGTTGATGAAGAACGATGAGTCTCTGATGGAGTTCGCTCAGATATACCACGGCAGGTATACAGCCAGCAAATTCAAAGACAAGTCTGATGTGAATAAGCAAAGCAAGAATCTCGTTGAGGGTGTTACCGCTCCAATCATCGATCCTAAGAACGGTGGAAATCGTGTTTGGATGCGCGAGGTGATGAAGGAGACTCAACAGAAGCTCGCTGATAAAGGTCAGGATCTGGATCTTGCAACCATACAAGCACTGTTATGGTACGCAGAGAAAGACCTGTACATCAATAATGGCATACGTGCCGCAAGAGTAGAGGCAACAGATTATGAGCAAGAATTCAGAAAACTCGCAGATCAACGACTTGAACGCCCAGCATCCACTGTTGGGGAGGGACGACCTGCAGGTGCAACACGACCTAGTGGAGAGCCAGCCTTTGAACAGCGAAGCGATATTGAAGACGATAAGTCAGCCCGTGGATACTTCAACCCAGACAACTCAGTAATACGGTTAGCTGAAGCCTCTGACCTGTCAACATTCCTGCATGAGTTCGCACACTTCATGTACGAGCAGGAGCTGAAAGCTGGGTCGAAGAACGCTACTGACATTGGAAAGTGGTTCAAGGGCAATGCTGTAGAGGTTGCTAACGAAGCCAATGGCTATTTAGAGAGTAAGGTCGCCGGTGATCTTCAGCAACCCCAAGATACACCTCACCAGTTGGCAAGAGATGTGGCTAAGCGATACGCTGAGAAAGCTGGCCTCAAGTACGAGGACAATGTGGAGCATGCCGTATTGGATCGTGATCGTGCTGCGAGGATCGCTGTCGAATATGAAAACATGGAGCACGATCCTCAGAACCCTGAAGTCAAAGCTGCTTACGCTGCGATGATTGAAGAGACAATCGCTCAGTATGAAGAGGTTTTGGCATCTGGCCTGCAGATCGATTTCATCCGCGGCGAAGATCCTTATGCCAAAACCCCACGGTTAGCGATCGAAGATGTTGTTAAAAACAACCACCTGTACGTGTACTCAACTCGTGAAGGGTTTGGCTCCGACGAGCAGGTTGATGTGTCTGATAACCCATTACTAGCTGAAACTGATTTTGAAATCAGCGGCGAAAAGATTCTAGTCAACGACATATTCAGAGTTGTCCATGACTACTTCGGACATGTGAAGAACGGCAACGGATTTAGAGCACAGGGTGAAGAGAATGCGTGGCAGTCTCATGCAACCATGTATAGTCCGTTAGCACTAAGAGCAATGACTTCTGAGACCAGGGGTCAAAACTCATGGGTGAACTTCGGCCCCCACGGTGAGAAGAACAGAACAGCAACTGCTGCTGACACAGTGTACGCAGATCAAAAAACAGGACTGATGCCTCTATGGGTATCTGAAGAGGGCAAGGTAAACGATAAGAAGAAGGCCGACACAACAGGAAGGGATAAGGGCGGTAAGTTGACTCGGCCACCGGTTGTTGGCGGTCAGATCATCCTTGAGCACTACTCCAAGAAGCAGGGGCTTGAGAATCTTGATCCTGAGTTCTACGGCAGCAACTATGCAGGTCGTGAGCGAGACAGATCCAGTGAACCCAACTGGCAGAACCGAACACTGTACGGAATTGAGACTGGCAAGAAGGGCGGGTATGTAAAAGAGTACGGTGTAGGCAACCACGAATACATAGTGAGCGTTCCTGCTGAGAGAATGTATGACGGTAATGCGAACCCTGATGGGTTGGACAAGACCAAGGGTCTCACCAACTATGAGGCCGCGATCAAGGAAGCAGGGTACCTTGGATTCTGGAGCATCAATGGTCGCATGGGTATGGTTGCTGGTGTGTTTGAAACACTCACCCCACTCAGGCAAGACACTGAAATCCCTCAAGGGCAAACTGGCAGAATCACCGAAGATGATGTGAACCAGTTCATCGATCAAGCGTCCACCGGTGACGTAGACAAAGACGCTGCGCTTCGACGTGCGACACATGAGCAGTTCGCTCGTGGGTTCGAGGCGTACCTGATGGAGGGTAAGGCACCATCGGTAGAGTTGAGGAATGTTTTCAGAACCTTCGCTCGATGGCTTGCTGAGGTGTACAAAAGAATACAAGGCAACCTGAACATCAACCTAACAGATGATATGAGGGCTGTCTTTGATCGCATGCTAGCGACTGAAGAACAGCTTGATATGGCTCGTGCTCGTGAGCAAGTTCAACCCCTATTCACTGATGCAACGATGGCAGGCATGACTGATGCTGCATTCGTTGAGTATCAGAAAAATGTTTCGACCGCCAAAGATGTTGAATCAGAGACCCTTCGCGAGAAGGTTATCAAGGAACTTACCCGACAAACTAAGTCCTGGTGGAAGGAAGAGAAGGCAGACATGGTGGTCGAAGAGACTGCTCGTCTGCGTGAGGAGAAAGTCTACAGGGCAATCACTGCCCTGCGTAGCACAGATCTTAAAATTGACAAAGGTGTCGTGCGTGAATTACTCGGTGAAGAGCGAGTCGATAAGCGCGGCATCAAGTCAGTAAGAATCCCTGAGAGACTCAACGGCATGTTGGCTGCAGGAGCTGACAGTGTGCATCCTGATGAAGCTGCAGCATTCCTGGAGTACAACTCCGGTGACGAGATGCTCACTGACATAATCGAGTCTGCACCGATCAAGCAGGCTGCTGAGGCTGCTGCTGAGGCTCGCATGCTTGAGACCCACGGTGACATCCTGAACGACGGTACTATTGAGCAGCAGGCAACTGAGGCTCTACAGAACGAAGAGCGAGGCAAGCTCTTACTGCGCGAGCTGAAGCAAATCAATAAGACTGCCGGTGCTCCTACTCTGGCACGTCAGGCCATAAAGCAATTGGCTGAAGAGAACATCGGCAAGCTGGCGTTCAGACAGATCCAACCTGGTAAGTACCAGAAGGCCAAAGAGATCGCAGGGAAAGAAGCAGCGGTCGCTCAGGCTCAAGGTGATATGGCTGCAGCCTCTCGTGCCAAGTCGCGTGAGATCCTGAACTTCTACCTAGCGAAAGCAGCAACAGATGCCAGGAACAACACGCTGAAGATTGTTGATCGCATGAAGCGGTACAACAAGAAGTCTGTGCGTGAAGAAATAATGAAAGCTGAGAACGGCTACTGGGAACAGTTGGTCAAGATCCTTAGTCGATTCGAATTTAGAAAGTCTGCCACCCTCACTGCGGTGGATCAGAAGAATGAAAGCCTGAATGTCTGGATGAGTCAGATGATGGAGCTTGAGGGTGACGGTTTAGTGTTGTCACCGGAAGTTCTTGATGAAGCGTACCAAACTCACTGGAAGAATGTCCCCTACGATTCGCTGTTAGGGATTAATGAGTCAGTTAAGAACATTGAGCACGTTGCACGTTACGCGACGAAGATGGATCTTTACGGTGAAGAGATTGCATTCGAACAACTGGTTCAGCGGTGGGATACTCACCTCAATACTGTAGCGAAAGACAAGTTCGTACCGCAGAGAACTGATGCAACGAAGGGTCGTAACACCGGTCGCTGGGCAATGGCTCAGATGAGCAAGATTCCTTGGATGGCATCGTGGCTTGACGGTGGCGAACGCGCAGGCATGAGCCATGAGATTCTCATGAGTGGTTTGAACGAAGCGTTGTTCAACGAAATCGAAATGATGGGTGCTGTCACCGGTGTTGTGACTGATGCGATCAGTGACCGTTCTCGTGCAGCGGTGAAGCGAGGCATGACCAAGTTCTTCATCCCTGAGATCAAGGATGACAAGAATGACGGTAACCTTATGGGTAACCAGATTATCGCTGTTGCACTCAACACCGGTAACCAGAGCAACCTGAGAAAGATGCTACTTGGTGAAGGTTGGGCTAACAAAGAAGATGACACCACGATCACCATCGACAATCCCCAACTCCAGGCTGTGCTTGCAGAGATGACCGGGGAGGAGTGGGATCTTGTTGAGTTGATCTGGCAACAGATGGATCTTCTTTATCCTCAGCTTGCTGAAGTGCATCGCAAAACAACAGGTCTAGTACCACCGAAGGTTCAGGAACAGTCGTTCAGCATCGACGTGGATGGTGAGCAGAGAACTTTGAAAGGGGGATACTACCCGGTGAAGTATGACCCGGCTCGATCTGATGTGGCTCGTAAGAATGAAGAAGATGCCGCAGCGCGAGTTGACTCCATGTTCAGCACCACCGGCAGCATTCAATCATCTGTCAACGCATCGTCTACGAATGAGCGTACAGGATTCTATGCGCCGGTGCTGCTGGATTTGTCTATTGTGCCGAATCACTTCCAAGAGACAATCCACTTCATCACTCACCACGATGCTGTCCGTCAGCTTAACAAGCTGATCAGGAACAAGACGATTTCCAACACCATCTCAAGGAAGCTCGGACCTGAAGAGTTTGCAGAGTTGAAGCCGTGGTTGAATGACATTGCAAAATTAGGATCTGCTGCACCGACTAAGACGTTTATCGACTCAGTATTCCAGAAGCTAAGATTCGGCGTAACTCTGGGTGTGATGGGATTCAAAGTAACAACTGGTCTGATGCAGACACTGGGATTGGCTAACTCAACTGCTGAGGTTGGTTTGGGGAACATGATGCAAGCGTTCGGTGCGATCATGGGTAGTCCTAAGACTATTCAGGAAGCGTGGACATTTGCCAATGAGAACTCCAAAGTGCTCAAGCACAGAACTACCACAATGGATCGTGAGATTGGTAATGCGATGAAGCAGCTTGAAGGCAAGCGCGGCGCGATCGCTGCAGTGCAAGAAGCGTCAATGAAGCACATTGCACTGATTCAGATCTACAGTGTGGATCTACCGTCGTGGTATGCGGCGTACATCAAAGAGATGAAGCTCTCCGGTGATGAGAAGAAAGCATTCGCTTACGCTGATTGGTTGATCGAGAATGTGCAAGGTTCAGGTGCGACGAAGGACATGGCTCGCATTATGAGAAACCAGTCAAAGACTCACACCACCTTCACCATGTTCATGACCTTCTTCAGCTCGTTGTGGAACCAGCAACGTGATACAGCTCGCAGTGCGAAGTCAGGGTTAGATACCCCAACCACTATCGCGGCAAAAGCGGCGTTCATCATTGTTGTACCGGTCATTCTGGAAATGTTGATGCGCGGTGAGTTCGGTGGGGATGATGACGAGGATGAGGTCTACCGGAAGACTCTGACTCGACTGGCACTGTACCCGTTCGCATCGATCCCCTTCGTCAGAGATGCAGCCAGCGGCATTGCAGGGGAATATGGGTACAACATGACACCTGTAGCCTCAGTGCTTGAGCAGGGTCTCACGCGCATCCCAAGTGTGGTGGAGGCTCTGGTTACGGATGAGGAGTTGACGAAGGGTGAGATCAAAGCAGTGAGCAAGCTGGTTGGTGCCTCGTTGGGTGTGCCTGGGGTCAACCAGGCATGGGCCACAGGTGAGCATTTGTACGAGGTTCTTGAAGAAGGTGAGGACTTGACAGCAAGGCAATTATCGTTTGGCCCCACCAGAGAATAATGTTAAAATCCTTGAACGTGAAAATGACTAGAGGTTTATGATGGCTGGGGAATCGGTAATGCTATTGCAAGAAAGGCTCGACCAGCATGTTGAGACTCTTAACGATCACATCCAACTTTGTGAAGAGAAGTTCCAGCACGGTGAAGATCGGTTTGATGAACTCATCAGCTGCACCCAAGCCAATACGAAAGCGGTCACAGCTCTCACTAAAGAGCTTGACCCGATAGTTAAGTTACAGCACGACCTGCAGGCAGCTGCTAGTCTTGGACTGAGAGTTCAGAAATTCGGATTGTGGTTGGCTAAATGGCCTGTTGTGGGCATCGGCCTTTACGCCGTATACCGTTGGGCGGTTGATTTAATTGCCAAATAAAGAGGCTTTATCATGACAGTAGAAACCACAACCATAGTTAGTGGACCGTACACCGGGGATAACACTGCAGATGAGTATTCGTACTTGTTCAGGGTTGAAACGAAAAACCAACTGACAGTCTTTGAGACTGATGCTGATGGTGCCATCACTACCCTCACTGTTGATACTGATTACACTGTGGGTAGTGTGGGCAACGACAGCGGTGGGCTTATCACCAGGGTAGCAGGTAATCTCCCCACAGGTTACACATGGTACATTCGAGCCAACTATCTTGAAACCCAAGATGTTGACTTGGCATCTCAAGGTGCTTTCTACCCCTCAGTGCATGAGGCAGCATTCGATAAGTTGACGTTCTTGAGCCAACAACAAGGCAAGTCTATAAGTCAATCAGCCAGGTTACCAGACAGCTACTCAGGTGCTGCAGATGCGGCCTTGCCGACCCCAGTAGCTGATGGGTACTTGAAGTGGTCGGCAGATGCGCTCACGTTAGAGAACGACACAATTCTTCCTGCTGCGGTATCTGAAGCAGCAGCAAGTGCAGCGGCTGCACTGGTTAGTGAAAACGCGGCAGCTGCGTCGGAGGTGCTTGCTGCTGATCAAGTCAGTCTTGCCACCGACGAGGCCGATGATGCGGCTGAAAGTGCTGTGCTTGCTGCTAGTTACGCGGTGTTTAGTAAACTTGATGCAACATCTGCACCCACAGCCAACGACGATGGGGCCAATACTTCCGGTGATGGGATATTTGTCATTGGCTCCTCGTGGGTGAATGTCACCAGTAAAATTGGATACAAGTGTGTTGATGCAACAGCCACAGCAGCGGTTTGGAAAGTGTCTACCGTGGTGGAAGCCAGTACCACAGTTAAAGGAATAGTGGAGAAGTCCACGTCCGGTGAAAATATCGCTGGCTCTAGTAATCTGGTATATCCGACAGTTGCTGGCACCAAGCAAATGATTGACACCCACTCAGCCTCTGGCCTTTCAGGAGCCGAATCTATTACCCCGGCATCTAATGCGGAATTAAGCTCTAGCGTTCTTTTGCATGAAGTTGCCTGCTCTGCGGACAATCTAGAAATAAACATGCCAGCGGGGAGTGATTATACTGTTGGCCTACTTGCAGCAATAATAAAAAACACAGGAAGTAAAAAATTCACCCTTAACAGCAAAAATGCTGGGACTACCTTTGGCGAGGTTTGGCCTGGTGAAACTATCCGATTAACCTTGTCTGCTTCGAGCACAGATGGGACTTGGATAGCAGAGAACGGAAGGTTTTCTATCAAGAATGAATCTCTGATAGTTTTTGAGAATGCCGCTACTGAATACACGGCTATGGCAAAGATTGGCACGAATAAAATCATTATAGTTTACGAGGACGACGCAAACTCTGATTACTTGACAGCGGTCGCGATTCGCTGGGTAGATGGTGTCGCAGACGTGGGTGCTCCACTTGTCATTGACAATGAACAAATCTATCTGGTTACAGTGTGTGCCACCGATGTAGCTGATGAGGCGATAGCCTGCGCCGTAGATGCGGGGAATGAATTAAACGCCTATAAGCTTTCAGTTAGTGGTGTAACTATTACTCTGGAAGCTACAAGAAACGGAGTGGCAACGGGGGTTATTACCTCTGCGCATTACAGCCCTAGCGTGGTAATGACTAGCGCAGACACCTTTGTTTGCGGCTATCACAACACTTCCCAACACCCGTATGTAGTCGCATTTACAACTACGGGTCACACGATAAACGCAGCAGGAACGCCGCTTGCGGTGTTCGGAGCGAACGCAGGAAGAAATATAAGAGTAAAAGTTTCAGGGGTGGATGAAGTAGTAGTTGCTTGGCAATTTGCATCTACTAGCATTTATGCTGAGCCTATGACTGTTTCAGGAAACACGATGACAGGCGGCTCTACTGTAACATTCGCCACCGGAGCGGCGGGAGGATTAGACCAAACAATCTTAGGCAATGGTATTGGGATTATAGCGGCTGCGGACAGCGCCTCCGGCGAGGGCGCTTGGAATGAATTACATACTTATACTGTAATTTCTAGCGCAGTAGCTCAAGTTTCCCACATAAGGGCGAATAATTATCCCTCCGAAGCGACGGAAGGTTTTCCCAGAGTGGCAGCAGTTGGAAATAGCCAAGCTTTACTTTTCAGCCCTTGGGTAGCGCAAGGAAAGCAGCAACATTACGCTTTAGCCTCTGTTACAGATTCAGGCGAAATAAAAATACTAGAAGAAAGCCTGATTGGACGTACTGGAGGGAACGACACATACACACAAGCAGGACGAACAGATTTTATTCAACTGGACGATGGAATATGCGTTATGTGCAGTCCGATTAGTGGCTTAGCGGACTTCGGCTGTATTCAAGTTACTCGCGTACTGGGGTCAATCTAACATGCAAATTATAGTAAGAAATTCCGACAATGTTGCGCTGTATTCAGGCGGCTCGCTTAGCTCAAAAGGATTTTTTGGAAATGGCTTTTCTGACCCAAGAACAACCACTAAGAGCGCAAGTGTATTACATCTGGCTTCGATTCCAAAAGAAACCGTTTTCGGGGAGTCAACCTATTACGAAGGGTCGTGGGCGCACCCTGTGCCAGATGTTGAAAAAAGGCGAGTCGAGCTTCTAGCTAGAGCCAAAAAAGAGAAAAGAGAAAAGTTCTACTCTAATATAGTTGTTCCTTTTCCAGTGGATGAAAAAGAGATTCACTTTCGTAATGACTCGGATCGGGCGAATATCGGGGATAAGACCTTGAAGGCTTTTATAAATGTTTCCACTGGGAAAGCTCAAGAGTTAATGACGTTTACAACTGTAGGAAAAGAAGAGATTTCAATGACTTCAGCGAAATTGTTGGCGTCATTCTCGGTTTTGGCGGACCGTAAAGATGCTCTGTTTTACCAGTTCAATGCGGTGACAGCCTTGATAGAGGCTGCCACAGACAATGATGAGCTAGACGCTGCAGAGGCCGCGCTGGCAGCGCTGTAAACCCCTAAAAGAAGTTCACCGATAGATCATTCGTGGTGATGCCTTCACGGTATCGCTGCAGAGCTGCCTTCAACCCTTCCTGATCGTCGGTCTTGCGTTCAATGGCATCTGCCACAGCGAGATCGACGGTGTCGTTGCACAAGATCCTGATCACTGACACTGGCTTAGTCTGACCATTGCGATTCAATCGAGCTATCATCTGCTCATACAACTCCAAGGACCAGTTCACACCGAACCACACTATGATGCTTCCTGCTTCTTGGAGTCCATCGATACCGTGTCCCATTGATGCCGGATGCCCAACCATCAGATCGATCTCACCGCGATTCCACCGTTCGATCACAGCCTCTGTCAGGCTGGCCTTAGTCTTCGTTAGATCAACGACCCTATACTTCTTCCCGAATTTCTTCATGATCCTCTCAGCGTCACTCACGAACGTGTAGCTGCATAGGACAGGCTTTCCCGCGGCACCCTCCAGGATCTCTTCTAGTGCATCGATCTTGACACCGTGCAAGTATTCAACTTCTTTGGTCTCGCCAATGTACGGTGAGCCGTTGCAGTTGTGAACAATAAAAACTTCACCATTCTTACCGCGCACGGTGAATCGATGGCGTACACCGGCATTGATTAGGTCATAGACTTTTTCGATCCTGCGGGGAGAATTAGATCTGCTTCTTTCCAACCCCTCCTCATTCTGGCAAAGATGGTTCCATCCTTCAGTTTGTACCGCCGAGCAGCCTGAGTCACCGTTACCCTTCCAATCGGTGTATTGATTAGCACATTCGATCGGGTGTTGTTCGACTGCCTCATTTGAGTGGCCCAGCGACAATTCTCTTTGCAATAGTTCTTGTTGTTGTCCACTCTCTCTATCATTAAATGATTTTGGTAGGTCACTCCCATGTCCTTCCAAAATGCTGAGAATGAATCGTACCATTCGTCGCACACTGTGATTCCTCGACCGCCGTAGTTTGGATAGTCCTTGTCTTTCGGATTCCTGCAGCGAGACCTCATGTTTATCCAACTTGTGTATTGTCGAGTCTTCGCCATTCCATGAGACCCCGTCTGCTGCAATATAGCTTCCCCTCTGCGACAACCGCATGACTTTATTCCAGGTCGATGGGGATTCCTTAAGTTCTGACCAATAGCCTCGAATACTTTCCCACAAATACAATGCACTAACCATTTTGCTCTTTTCGCTTTTCCCGTTGTCGAGCCTGCTCTCTTTATAACCACTAGGTAGCCTAACTTTTGCCCGGTCAAATCTTTCGCTGGCATCACCATTTGATATATCCTCTGCTTCTACCCAACCGGACACCGTCAACACTTTGTGATCTGGTGTCATGAACACACCGTCACATTCTATCACTTCTTTGACTCCATTAAAAGCAAGACTGTGGACACTTGACCACTCAACCCCATCCCAGATTTTATCGTTGCTGTTGAAGTGTTGAATCTGCTTCCACCCTGAATCGGTGAGCACCTCAGTGTCACCGGCTACGCAGAACTGCAGGCATTTATTCGACACGCTGGACCTGCTGAACACTTCGATCTCGTTGCCATTCTCCAGCTGAGTGAACATCTCCTTCTCAATTTCTTTGTACGCTTTCCTAGCACTAGCTGGGAGATCCACCATTATGTTGATGGTTGTCACATCAGGCATATCCAGATAGTCAGCTGCGTCCATCTTGATGGTGATGTCGCTGATCTTGTGCTCGATCCACTGAGCACCAGCCTTCGTGGGTGTGTATTTCCACCCGTTGTAATCACTGGTGAAGTAGTTGTCTTTGTAAGCGGTGATCGTAGGCTCAAGTCTCTTCCCCCCATCGATCGCTAGGTACTGTCCGTGCAGATCCAGATACCCATTGGGTGCAGGTGTCCCGGTGAGACCACTGGCAAACTTGAAGTGGGGAACCATCTTCCTCCAACCGGTGAGTTTGATTTTGTACTCGTTGTCGAGTTTGTCTTTTTTAATTCTAGTGCCACCCTTCATGCGTCGAGTCTGCGCGTTCTTCAGCTTCGAGATCTCATCGTAGATTACAAACTCAAAGGGAAGTTCTTTACCTTGACTCAGGTAGAAGTGGTCAAGCTGCTCAGCCAACCAGTTCATGTTCTCGTAGTTGCACAGGAATATATCAGCGTCAGCAAACATGGCTCGTGTTCTATCTTGAGGTGTGCCGTGCATAACACTGAATCTGAGGTGCTTAGTGTGCTCCCACTTCCGTGCTTCCTTTGCCCACACAGAGTGGATCACTCGGAGTGGTCCGAAGATGAGAGTCTTCTTCACCGTGCCTGCTCGCATGCGGTCAACGATGGTGGTGAGTGAGATTGGCGTTTTACCCAGACCCATCTGCAGCCACAACATCGACTTGTCATGGGTGAGCTGGTGAGTTATCGCTTCACGCTGGTATTGGTAAAAGTCTTTTGGCTGCAGGAGCATTTTTTATCATCTCTATGAATGTGTTGACACCTTGTCTTCCTATCACTGCGTAAACATTCGCACCGTAGGACGCAAGTCTTCTTAGTTCTCTTCTCTGACCTGTGTTCAGATCCTTATCGAACGGCTTCACTTCAACGAAGTACACGTTGCCGTTGAGGATGGCTATTCGATCAGGGACATTGGCTCGCCCCGGTGACACCCACTTGTAGGTGATGCCACCGAGCGCAGCAACTTCTGAGTTGAAGTGCAGTTCAATTGGATTTTCGTTAACTCCCATTAGTGTTGGGTGCCCTCCGTCTTCTTAGTTCTGGGTGTATCTTTTGGATCAAGTGATTTCACTAAAGATATTAGATCACCAATTCTGTTTACGTTAATAGGAAAAGCGACAACCAAAAAGTCTTTATCTGAGTGTAGCGCCACACTCACCCCATTGTCGTTAAGCTCTGCCATGTTTTCAAAAAGTGTATCATCTATCATAATTCAAACTCCATCAGATTAACAAGTTTCTCAGCTTTTTGGATATAGTATTCGTAGTTCAGATTCTCTGGGTGATAGTTACTCTGAACAAACTCTTCATTCGTTACGTTGTTGCAGATTGTTGTGAGCCACCCTGCATCGAGTGACATCCTACGCTCGTTGTAGGTGCTCTTGTTCTTGGTGTGAATCCTCTCATCCCAAGCGTAGTAGCCTGTCTCAGCGAGCACCGAGTTATACAGTGTCTCATCAACTTTGCTGGCACGTTTGAATGCACCGATCGGACCAGTGGCAGGCATCACCTTCTCAAGTTTCTCACCATCCGTTGAGCAGTAGTATCTGCAGATGTTTGGTATTGTCTCACCACCCCACTCAAGCGTTGATCCGCCCGGTACTTTCGTTGAGTTGAAGAAGTCGTAGATGTCGGTGTGATTCTCGACATACTTCCTGATCGGTGTGTCACTCACGAGGAATGCCTCAGCTGCCTTCTGCACGACACGAGTGCCCCAGTTCTTATGGTAGGGCAGCTCTCGTGTGCCAGGGTTCTCGTCGGCTGTCTCGTAGGCGTAGGCACCTATCCTCTTCAGCTTCCCGCCTTCGTACTCGGCAATGTAGCTGTTCACATCACGCACCCACATACGGCTGTACAGAGCCTCTTCTAGCTCCAGCTGAGTGACCCCTTCCCACCATGTGTTTAGATTACGAGCATGCTCTAGGTACTCTCTGGGGCACAGGTACGTGACTCCATCGGTGTTGGCCTGGATCATGCTCAGCCCTGGGATCTTAATCAGCTGTTCAATGAGCATGCACAACAGCAGCTGGCCGTTGATGGTGATGCTCATCGTGTACTGTGGATCTAGGAACGGCGAGTATTCATTGTTCGAGCCACCGAATGACCCATTGAGTGCCAGCTTGAACGCTTCGTTTTCCGGTGAACCTTTCGGGAAGGTTTTCCTAGTCTCATAGACACCCAGATAGGCGGTACAGAATTGCTGGCCGAGATGTTCGGGATAGAGGTTGTTCTTAATGGAGAGGTTAGGGTAATAACTAGCCACATCGACATCAACAATTTGATGAGTGCTCGTACTTCTGATGATCTTCGCTTTGACTGATCCATGCAAACCGCCTGTTCCAATTTCATATTCAATACCACCGACATTCGCGACCATGTCTTTGAAGACACCCTTGGTCTCGGTGATGACTTTGCCCTGCAGCTCGTGCAGTATTCCGTAGAACTGAGGATGCTCGAACCGCACATACGGTAAGATCACATCAGCAATTCTAATTTCTTCACGCTGAGTTTGTCGTTTCTTTTTCTTGCCATCGACGTACATGTAGCAATCGACACCCACCTTCTCAAGCTCATGAACTAGAATCTGCTCACCGATCTTCACGTCACTGAAGTTGAGCATGTTCATGTTGAATTTCTTAGAGAGTGATTCTCTCAATACGATCTGACCTTTCGACCTGTCGTGGAACTCACCGGTGGCATCCACGTCATTGATGTTGTATCCCTTCAGCGAATCCATCAGCTCAAGTGGCACATCAACATCGAACTCCACCGGACCATCCTCAACATTGTCCATTCGCATATTGAACTCAAGGGTTTTGAGCTTGGTAGATTTGGATGGATTGTCGAAGTGATGGACCTTGTAGAGGTCGATCTGTGGCACGACCTGATCGTTGTCCCAAATCATGTGACTGAATCTATTGTTCCACGGTGTGTCGATAACCTCTTTCGACTTCCTGTAGATATCAGCGTAGCTTATTAATGCTTTCTGATTGCGGTAGATGAAGTGCATCACCGGGTAGTCATAACCTAGAGAGTTGTATCCAACCCAGCGACAACCTTCTTCGATGCACCGGACGATGAACCACATCAGCATGTTGAGATCATCGCGCCGAGGGCTGATCTCAAAGTACCACACTTGTCCTGTGGTGTTGTGCTTGAACGTACAGGTGAAAATGTTCGGGAGTGATTCTATGTCCCAATCAAGGTCACCTGGCGTTAAGCAGAATAGGAAGTCAGGTTGGCTCATTAGAATGATGTTGGTTTAGCAACACTTCGAACCAGTGCCATGACTCCTGTTTGAAGATCAGTTTGACCGATTGCAAGCCAGCGGGGATTTGGGCGATTCTCGTGAGGGACTACCGAAACATCGTGGTTCATGTGCTTCATCTTTTCGACGAGCACCTCGATACTGGTGCCCATCTCTTTAACCTCGTTCATCAAGTCGATCTCTTCCTGACTGAGATCTCGATAGCCTTTAATCTTTTCGTGTTGGTCTTTCATTTTATTTCTCCAGAATTAGAATTGGTGGAGCATGCCGGACTGCGTAGTTACCGGCTCCCGGCATTCCCATCAGGGAGGCTACCGGGCGAGTTACCGAACCTCTAATGCCCCATAAACTTAGTTTACACAGACGAAGCGATCATCATGCCTTGGGCAATCAGCAGCTCATCAGTCCAGCCCTGACCATTGCCTATCAGTGCTTCTCTGGTGTTACCCTGAGCTGCTGCTGTCATGACGTAGGTTGGGCCCGTCGGTGTAGGTGTCAGCGTAGGAGCTGGCACTGAGTTCGGTGCAGGCGTGATGGTTGGTGAAGGCCCACCGGCGGCTGCAGCTTGAGGTGGAGCAGTGCCTGCTATGCCTGCGAACATCTCTGCAGGAGATTCCTCGTTACCCAAGTGACCTAGAGCACCTTCCACTCCAGTGACCATAACCCCATTTAAACCAGAGGTTACACCCTTGCTCACTGGCATGTCATAGCTGTAGATGTTAACACTAAACCAAACCTCGACACCGGCGTATGCGTCAGCCTCACTCATAACAGGGAGGACATTCATATCAACTACGATAGGCTTCTTGTTGGCTTTTGCAGCAGCTGTCAACACCATGTAGTTTGCCAGTGTTGGGTCATCTGGGAACTTCACCGCGCAGTCGTGCAAGCACGTTTTACCGGAGGCAGGAAAACCAGAAGGAAATCCATTGAGCTTCACCGCTTCGATAGCTGCTTGGATCACTGGGACTTGAGGGTCTGTTTTCAAGATCAATAATGAAGCTGTGAACTTGGGGTCATCACCAGGGTTGATAGCCTTAGCGATGAATATATTAGGGTACGAAAGTATCCCTTTAATTTTTAATTTTGACATGTTGTTGTTCCTATAAGAATGAGACTTCTGTCTCTGTTGTGGTTTCGGGTTCGTTCTCTATCACATTACGTGCTACATCTCCGAACATTAACTCTGCAGGGTTCACAGCTTCAGGTTCGTCAAAGGCAACACGTTTAAGGGTTAGATCCCCCGGCATGTGTATGATCAGATCCTTCTGGATCTTTTCTTTTTGCGAGTCGCTCAGCTTTTCTAGCTTCAAGACTTGCGCTGGCGAGATCAACTTGGAAGGATATATTTCATCCTTCTTCAGTCGCCTCGCCTTCAATTTGGTCGCGATCTCATTTTCATCGTAAGACCAAACATTCTTTCCGTTACCGGGGCGCATAGCGAACCCAGGAACATCTGTGCCGTGTACTACCCTTCGTTCGATCTCGTCCCATATCTTCTTGAACGCAGCATCGACACCCGGTTTGGCATCGGTCAGTTGTACGAGCACTTCCGGTGATGCATTCTGAATATCCGCTAAGACCGCGGTGAATGAATCGAGACTGAAGGAAGGTGTCTCCCCTGTTGTTGCGACATCGGTTGTCATTGTGGCTATTGTCTCCATGCTCCGCTCTGATTCAGCATTGCAATTATCTTTGTGTTTACACCAGCGGCAGTGCTTGCCTGACTCCAGCGGTGCGTTAGGATCATCAGTTAGTTCAGCAGCGTTCTGCAGTTCGGCCAATACTTCATTGACTCTCTTCGCAGTGGTGTCTTCGTATCTAACTGATGGGTTTGTTTTCGGTTGAACAATTGTCATCCGATAACCGCCTGAGATATTTGTAAAATCTGCAGGGCGCGTTAAGTTCTCACCGCTGGCAACGTAAGGTCGAGCTTTGCCGATGAGGTAACTGTACAGCTGAGTGTTCTCTTTCTCAGACACGAACATGCGACCATCTTTGTAATCGCACACCTCCAAGAACAGACACTTGTTGTGCTTATTGGTAGCTAAGATGGTGACATCACAAGTGCCCCACCAGTCATCGCGACCAACCATACCACCGGGATCTGATCTAGCTTCCGCTTCGACCTTAACCTTGGAGCCTGGGAGCTGTTTGCTCAACTCATTGACTCGGCGGGTGATGTAGTCCAAGCATTGCTGAACTCTTTCACAGCGTTCGAAGTCTACAAGCCAACCGCCCGGACGATCGTGGTGATTGGCTCCAATGATCTGCATGTCGTACTGTTCAGCACGAACATTGTTCTGCAGGCACAGCTCTAACAGTAGATGTGATCCAGTGCCATCGATCGCCGCTTCACCTGCAATGTCCTGATACGCTGCCTCTTCACGAGGTGAGCCGGGACAGTGAGGCCAGCGGTGATTCGATGGGCCTAACCTGGCGTGAAGTTCTTCCATTAGTCCAACCCCGTTTCTGGTGGGCAGCTTCTAACCTTTGCTGCCATCTTCTCGAAGGCTTTCGCCAACTCTTCCCTACGATCAACTGATTTAGGCAACCAGAAAGTAACTGCACTTCTATCATCATCGTGAGGGGGGTGATGCAGCTTCTCAGATGAATGCAATACCAATTGAACTGCCGAATAGATTAGGCCAGTGTTCGACAGTTTTTCTATCGCAAGCACCTCATCTGTTAACTCTTGACTATAGACGTTAATCCTCATTGCTCAGCATCCGGTATCTGAGCAACCGCGTCGATGATCGTTGCGTACAGATCAACGGGGATCTCAGCTACACCTGCAAACCCAAAACCTGCAATGACCTTGCTGATCAACTGGAAGTCTTTACCGGTGCGGTTGTAGTGATCAACCATGACAGCGTTCAGACCGACAGCATTAGTAGGTGTGTCAGCAGTCGCAGCCACGACAGTGATCTCTTCACCAGCTGCATCTCGGTGGGCTGCACTGTCTTCTTCAGCTTCCACCTGTGGTGCAAGGTTGGCTGCACTCATCGCGTGAGGATCATCAAGGTCAGGCGCGAGTACCGGTGCAAGGTCGGGTACAATCACCTTCTCAGCTTTGGGCTTTTTAGGAGGCTTTATATCCTCTGTTGCACCATCACTCTTAACAGTGAACGAATTTTCCCCGTAGTGTTTTGCAATTATTGCCAGCGACTTAGCGATTGATTCAAGATTATTTTCTATCGACAATGTGGACCCCCTTCATCAGAGTTTTTTTATCTTTGGAAACAGATATGGTCAGCTTACCTTCGCTGAACGCATCCATCATTTCACGATGAACATCAGCCGAGTCGCGGTCGTAGTTTTTACACTGCTCCTCAAACCTGGACAATGTTTCATCGGTGCATCGGAATGAGACTCGTGATTCTAAGCCCATCGGTTTCTCCATCTTTAAAAATTAAGTGAGGGGCGAGTATGAAGCAGTTGTGAGAGGATGTCAAACAAAGGTTACTACTACGACAGATGTCTAACACATTGAGCTTTGGGAAGATTAGGTGTAGTATGCAGGACTGATTTCGAGTTAACAAAGCAGGAGCATTTCTTCAGAGCAAAAAAAAGCCCCTATATTTCAAGGGGCCAAGGTCCACACATAACCGGTAGAGAGCCGGGACAACAGACAAGGATTCTACGTGTAATGGTTACATTAAGCAACTTCGATTTCATGACTGCGATATTCGGTGATGACGCAGCATGGAGTCATGTCACCGACTTCCAGTACGACCCAGAGAATATTCCTGCTGACAGGCACATGGCCGCATGGGCAGGAGACTACTTCAGCCGATACCGTTTCGCTGAGCAGTCCAATCAATACTTTACAATCAGCTGCTTCTATGCTGACGATGAAGAGAAAGCTCGACGAAGAAAGTCTCTATTTAGGCACACCAATCTGATCGTGCTCGATGACGTGAAAGAGAAGCTGCCGATGAGCCAGGTCGAGAAGCTCCCCTCACCCACCTACGTCCTAGAAACATCTGATGGGTCAGAGCAGTGGGGGTATCTACTTACTGAGCCGTGCGCGGATCGACACCGCGTTGAGAACCTGCTCGATGGACTGGTGGCTCAAGGTCTCGCACCTGACGGTAAAGACCCAGGCATGAAGGGTGTCACTCGCTACGTGCGACTACCTGAAGGTGTCAACAACAAAGCCAAGAGACTGATCGACGGCAAGCCGTTCCAGTGTCGCATGCTGAAGTGGGAGCCTGCGCTCACAACAACACTTGAGGCACTGGCTGAACCCTTCAACGTGAACCTAGATGTTGAGCGTAGGGAAGGCCGTGTCGATGGTGCCGCTGAGATTGACAACCACCCCCTGCTTTCTATACCTGACATTCTAAAAATCAAATCAACCCTGAGCAAAGGCAGGTATGAGGTTGAGTGCCCTTGGGTTGACGAGCACACTGAAGGTGCTGACAACGGTGCTGCTATCTTCACCAACGAGGATGGCTCCATCGGGTTCAAGTGTCACCACGGTGCATGTCAGGAGCGCACCGGTGGGGATCTGATTTTCTACATCGAAGAGACTGATCCCAACTTCGGCTCAGCAATGAAAGAGTTCCAAGTCATGCGCGAGTTCGCTGACATTTTATCACCGGGGGTTGAGACACCTCAACCAGTAGCACCCCAAACAGCAGCACCTCAACCAGCAGCCACTCCCAATCCTGCTAAGCCTGAGCCCATGATGAGTCAGGTGATGAACCTTCTCAAAATGGTCAGTCCGTCCTCAACTGAGGCTATGGAATACTCTACTAAGATTCTCAAGATTGCAGACACCATGCCTGAGATAGAGAAGATCGGCATCCACAAAGACATCTGTCACACTATGGGTTGGAACCAGACTCAATTCAAAGCAGTGATCGCCAGCTTGAGGAAAGAGTGGTACGAGGACAAGAAAGTTCAGCACGACTTCTTCGATAACGTGATGTTCGTCGGTGAGCAAAACCAGTTCTACAACCCATGCAAGCAAATATTCTACACACCAGAGGCGTACCAGAATACTAACTCTCACGCAGACTCAGATGCTCGAACGAATGCTCTCGAAGGAGGAGCAGTGACGAAGGTTGATCGCTTGGACTACGCACCCCTGAAGTCTCGCATTTTTATAGAGGACGGCATCACCTACGGAAACTCATGGGATCGCAGCTCTGAACGCAGCGGTGTTGAGGGTGACGTTACTAGATTCTTGGACCACTTCAAAGCGATGGGTTGGGACGGAGCACACCAGAAACACATCCTGCAGTGGATGGCCTACACGATCAGGCACCCTGATGTTAAGATCAATCACATACTGATGCTCGGATCACGAGAGGGTGGCGGCAAGGACTTCATCCTGTATGCGCTACTCTGGATCTTAAATAGAAACCACATGACGATCGCCGGTGAAGAGTTACTCAGAGACTTCGATGACTACATCTTCGGCAACAAGCACCTGCACATCAACGAGGCAGAGCTGAGCGATCGCCACGAGGCTGTTGCCATCTCGAACAAACTCAAACCTTTGGCCGCTGCTCCACCGGAAAAGCTACGCGTGAACCAGAAAGGGATCAAGCCCATCATGGTTCGCAACATCGTCAATGTATCAATGACCACCAACTCACAGACACCACTGAAGTTGAACGGACCTTCCAGAAGATTCTATCCGGTGTGGTCTGACATCAACACCCGCGGTGAAGATGGCAACATGACCCCTGCGTGGAAGGAGTATTGGAACGACCGCTGGACATGGATGAAAGAGGGTGGTGGTGTGCAGGCTGTTGCTCACCACCTATTGAACGTGGTTGACCTGAGTGACTTCAACCCAGGCGAGGCTCCACCGGTGACTGACTTTATGCGCGACATCCAAGACTCATCGAAGAGTCCGGTGCAACGCACTGTTGAGGTGTTCATAGAGGCTCGTGTGGGTGCCTTCTTAGCTGATGTCACGACCTCAAGTGATCTAGCCAACACTCTACGTGCAGCCGATCTTCGGCCTGATATGTCGGGCCTGTTAGAATGCGAGTCTAAACACTTCACCAACTCTGTTGTGGGCAGGGTGCTCAGAGATACTCTCCCGCGGGAGTGCTTCATTCGGAAAAAAGACGGAGGGAAGTACGGCTCCATGACTAGGTTCGTGGTGCTGAGAAACTCCGAGAGATACAAGAGTTACACAGGCTCACAATTAAAAGAAGTGTACGAAGAACAACTGGTCAAAGTTAAACAAGGACTAATACTAACGGTGGTGAAATAATATGATTATTAATTGCTTCAGGAAATACAAGAAAGATTGCACGATGGGTGAGGTTTTCATCAACGGAAAGTTCTTCGGCTACACGCTGGAAGACCCAGGTAGACCTGCGAATGTTAAGATCCCCGGTGACACATGCATTCCAGAGGGTGTCTACGAGGTCATGGTCAACCACTCCCCCAAGTTTCAACGAAAGATGACTCTACTTCGCAACAAGCCTGATGGGGCCATCGAGAGGAGCGGAGTTCGCTTCACCGGCATCCGTGTGCATGGTGGCAACACTCACGAACACACCGCTGGGTGCCCTTTGATAGCATCCAACACCAACCACATAGACAAGGTGCGGGGATCTCTTGAGAAGGAGTTCACCGAGCTGGTGAGCAACCACATTGCAATGGGTCCCAGTCACCCGCTATGGGTAGTCTCGGAGGCGATATGATCGAACCGACTAAAACAACCTCATTGATATACAGCCCGAAAATTTACGTCATGAGGACTCCTGTGTACCACAAGTTCTACAACGATCTTGGGATTACCGAACCGTTCAGACAGCGCGATGGTTGGTACGAAGTGTTCCAAGATGACAACGGGGAGTGGTGGCTTTACATGAACATCGGGTTTGAACACAACGGTGCTGATTGTTTTCCTGATTACAGCTACATGGTCTTCCCTAGTGCAGTACATGATGTCGGTCTGTGGCTGATCGACTGGGGTATCATACCGGAATCCAACAACAACATAGTTGATCAAGAGTTGCGTGACTGTGTGGAGTTGGGCAACGAACCTATGCCTTGGTGGAAGGGTGGAAACAACAGAACGGCCAGGAAGATCGAAGCATGGAAGATCTATCGAGCAACGAATCTGGCGAAAACGAAAGCCGGTGAGAAGGGGTCACTTGAATTTTTAAATAAGAGGGTTGAGATATGAAGAAGATAATCATAGCAGTTGTTCTATTAATACTAACCGGTTGTGCAGGGGTTGCAGAGATGAGTGACACCGGTGAGCCACCGGTGAAGTGGTCCAACTGGTACTCTGCGTCAGTTAAGATCGTCACTCGTGCTTTCCAATTAACCCTTGCTCAAGCAGCTCCTCGTACCTGCCGTGCCAAAAAGCTGTTTTGGCTGATTGATGCGTTTTCTCTGCGACCACCAAATCCAGGTCAAGTAGAAAACCCGACCAAGACAGACCGTGCTCGGTCACTATATTTCCGATAATCCTCCCGTACTTGCCACGGTGAAATTCCTCACTCTGCAAAACCCCTGAAGTGCATTCGGGGTATCGATATTTAATCAAATCACGTGTGTACTCGCCCACTGCGTCTTCTACTTTGTCAGAAGTTCGTGACTCGGCAGCGTCGAATTGTGCAAGCCTAACACGCTTATTTTTAAGCCACACATCAAACCCTAGATCAATGTCAACGTCGATCGTGTCTCCGTCGACCACCCTGTTAATTACAATATTATATCTGAACATCTCTCTACCCCTTGTGCTCGGACATCACCTGATGCGACACCCAATTATCCAGCTGCTCCTGCGTCATTTCGTCCTCGCAGAACTCAAGCATCAGCTCATCTATACGTGCTTGCTTGGAGGCTATCTCCCTCTCTTGGGATTCTATGGTGACGGCATCGGGCTTGGCGTTTAGGGCTTGAATAGTTCGCCCGAAAACCTCAGACAACCATCCGGCTGACCTTGGCAGAGTTCCATCGTCATCGAGATATTTTTTGCATTTAGCTATGTCAGCGATTAGTTTGCTGTTATCCACCAGCTCCTGCGTATCGGGCTTATCACTCATTTACTCTGCTCCCTTGGTGTGCATCATTGTCTCAAGCTCAACAATCCTTTCTTCGGCCTTTCGCAACTCCATCACCAAGCCTAGCTCGGCACCCTTCTTAATTAGGCAGGCTGGAGTTGCTGTTGGCTTTGCTCCAAAGTGATCTCTCGCGCCCCCGATTGTTGTGAATAGTTCTCGACAATGGAAGCACTCCCAGCCTTCCAAAGAGCAGCCATTTAGCTGTGCGTTATTCATAATTTCATCCTCAAATATCTGCCGCTCAATGAATCACTATTAGCTTCTTTCGTGTTATTTCTCGGTTCTTTGGGCTTCTCTTTCTCCTTATCGTCCTG